GCGCGTTCGTCATCGAACAGCCGGTACGCGAAGCTTCTGTCGATCTCGTAGTCGGTGGCGGCGAGCGTCACGCCGTCCTCGACCACGCTCGTCACGCTGACCACCGGCCAGCGCGACAGCATGATGGTCTCGGACGCCGCTGACAGCCGCAGCGTCTCCGCGACGGTCTCGCGGCCGAGCGGACGCCCGAGGTAGTCAGCGATGACGGCGCTGGCCTGATCGATGTAGGCCAGCAGCCGCGCGTCGTCGCTCGTTCCCGAGATCGACAGTTCGCGCTTGACCGCATCGAGCGAGGTCAGGCGCGAGGATGTCGCGGGAACGAGGACTGAAAGCATCAGATCACCGTGACGATGAACTGTCCGACCTTGGCGTTGCCGCCCTGCGCCAGAACGATCTGGACGCGGTCGTTCGCAAGGCAGATCAGGTCTTGAACGGCGTGGCTGACGTTGGAGCCAGTATAGAACCTGTCGGTTCCATCCTGCCCATGCGTCGGCTGACGCGGCGCGCGCGTGCCGCTGGCGCTGATATTTGACTGCGTCCAGAGCCCTTGGCCTGTGGCCTCGACGGTGATCGCGAAATCGACCGTCGCGGCGTAGGGATTGGTTCCGTCCGCGACATACGCGATGGACGAAATCGCGCCGGTGATGGTCGGCGAATAGGCCGTCGCCGACCCATCCGCCGCCGTCGTCACCGAAACGCTGAAGCGCTCGACCTTCATCGACGTCACTCGACGACGTAGTCGAAGATCACATCGATATGCGTCGCCGTCGTCACGTTCGATCCCGTCTTGCCGACCAGGATCGCCGTTCCGGCGTCGTTCGCGGTGTACGATGCGCCGTCAGCGAGAACTGCCGCGCCCGTTCCGCCATCCACCAGGACGGTGGACTGCGTCAGGCTGGCCTGGGCGTAAGCGACGAGCTTGCGCGAGGTCGTGGAAGTCCCGGTCACGTCCACCGTCGTCACCGCACCCGCAGCGTTGCCAACCGAAATCGCCTTGCATCCGATCATCCGGTAGCTCTTGCCCGGGATCGCGGGAAGGAGCGTCGCGCCCGCGTTGATCTCAGCGATGGTGAAGCGCTGGCGCTTGTTGAGGATCGCGCCGCCGCTGATGTAGCCGCCCGAGATGCGAAGCTCGCCCCCGATGACGGAGAGCGCGCCGCCCTGTTCGTCGTAGTTCTGCGTGTTGTAGCTCATATGAGCACCTCGTTCGGTAGAGAGGGCGGCGCGCCGAAGCCCGCCGCCCAGTCAGATCAGGCCGGCGGGTTCGACGTCGGCGCGGTCCGGGCGTTGCCCAGAACCCACACCGCCGAGAACAACGCCGCGCTGGCGTTGCTGGCCGGCGTGATGGTCGCGCGGACGTAGCGCTTCCCGCCGACATAGCCGATCTTCCGGCACTCGTTGTCATCCGCGAAATCGAAGCCCGCGAGGGCCTCGGTGCCGAGCAGGAACGTGTCGGACACCGCCGCCGCGTCCGTCAGCGTCGAGCTGTCGCCGTCTTCGATCAGGACGCTGAACGTGGCGTCTGCGTCGGCAATCGAGCCGGTCGCGATGACCAGCTCGATGCTCTCGTAGCCGCGCGTGTCGAGGATCTGCGACACCTGCGCGGTGTTATCGGACACCGACACGGGCGAGATCGCCCGCTTGATGTCGATGTTATTGTGGAGGTCTTTGGAGGCCATTGGGATGGTCCTTTCTCAGTCAGATCAGAGGGCGACGTTCTGCAACACGATGGCCTCGGGCAGCACGACCTGACCGCCGACGCGACGGCGGAAGATCATGCGGACCGCGCCGGAGGTCGCCTGGGTGTACGGATCGCGGAGCATCTCCATCGCGATGCGATCCACGATGACGTAGCCACGGCGAAAGTCACCGAACGCGACGGGCTTGGCCGACGCGCCGACATCCGGCATGTCGGCGGCCTCGACGTAGGGCGCGCCGTTGATCGTGTTGGGAACGCCGCCCGCGAGGCCAGGAGCCCAGAGATACTCGCCGTCGCCGTCCTTGAGGCGGCGGATCTGACCGATGGTCGAGCGGTTCATCATCCATAGCGCCGCGCGTGCGTAGTCGGTCTTGATGCCGTAGTAGACGCTCAGAAGACCGTCAGCCGTCAGCGCTGCCGCCGCGCCGCTGTTCACGGTCGCGATGGAGGCGTTGTTCAAGAAGCCGAACGGACGACCGACGCCGGAGCCCGAGAGGAACGCCGCGCCTTCGGCCTTCGCGAACTGCTCGGTGGCCTCGGCGCGAACCTCGGCCTCCATGTTGAAGGCGGCGTCTTCAAGCATCTGATTGGTGATATCGACCAGCGCATACATCTCATGCGTCGGGATCTCATCCATCCCGTACGTCAGCCCGGTGGTCTCGGAGCGCGTGCCCTGCTCCTGGACCCACTGCGCCGAGAAGGTGCCGGTGCGCTTCGGCAGCTGGATCGCCTTCTGCGTGGTCTGCCGGGTCCGCGCGACAGCGCGGAACGGCGTAACTTCGACCACACCCTTGATGATCTCGCGAACGTACTCGGTCGGCGCGAGATAGCCACCGAGCGTGTCGGGCGACAGCGACAGCGACTTCATCTCGGCGGCGACGCCGTCGAGGCTCTTGCGCTCGCTCTCGGACAGAGCGCCATCACCGCGCGCGATGGAGCGCACGACAGCGCGCATCCAGTCGTTCGCACGCGCCTTGACCTCGTCGACCTCGGGAGCGGCCTTGCCGGAGCCCATCCGGTTCAGCTTCGCGGCCAGATCGGCGGCGGTCTCGGAGGCGTTCTTCGCCGCGAGCTCGGCCTGGACCAGCTTCTGGTTCAGCGACTCGTACTTCGACAACGACGTCTCGATCCGGTCGAGCTTGTCGCGCGTCACGACGTCGGCAGAGCCCTTCTTTTCGATCTCGGCCAGACGCGCATCGTTGGTCTGCTTGAAAGCCTCGAAAGCGGAGCCGACAGCATCGACCGCGCCCTTCAGTTCGTTGAGTTCCATTGGACTAACCTTTCGTGGAGAGGATGGAAGTCGCGCGCTTGAGCGACGCGACCAAAGCCTCGACCTCGTCATCACGAGAGGCGTCGGCGTGTTCGTCAGCTGCATCGCGCAGATGACGACGGACCACCGCGACGAGGCTCTTGGCCTCGGCGATGGACATCTTGTGTTCGTCGCGCAGAGCAGCCTCGAGGCCGCGCGCGTCGAGAATGAGCGCGGGAGCGCTCTTGAGGTATGCGAGCTTCGCGAGCGGGTTCATCGGATCGTCAACGACCGAGACTTCGCGCAGATCGATGGCCTTCAGCCAGCGACGCGGCTCTCCGGTGCGACCCGTTCCCATCTTCGACCCGCCGGCAGGGACGCGATAGCCGATGCTCATGCCCTTGATCGCGCCTTCGCGCAGCCGCGCGTAGGTCATCTTTCCTTCGTCGGTGTCGAGGCCGATGATCCGGCCCTCGACATGCAGACCGTTCTGGTCCTCGCTCATCTTTTCCCAGACGCCAACAGCGCCCTTGGAGCGGTCGTGGTTGTAGTACATGGCGGGCAACATGCCCTTGCTCGACCACGACGCGAGGCTACGCGCCATCGCACCCGGCGTGATCATGTCGCCGCCCTCGTCGATGTTGCCGTAGACCGCGCCGTAGCCCGAGAACGAGCCCATCGGCTTGTCTGCGGCGAACTTGACTTCGAGCGCGATGCTCGCGACGCCGTTGCTCATTCTCCGAGTTCCTCGATCCTATCGGCGATCCTGTTCGCCCATGCGCGGCCAGCGTCGCCGCCCCAGAGATCCCATGCGATGCGCCCGTTGCTTGGGAAGCCCGGCTCGCCCTGGCGGAAGCCTTCGGCTTCCTTGTCGATCTCATGCCGAGCGAAGAACGAAACCATCCGCATGATGGTGTCGCGCGGCAGACGGCGACCGTTGGTGATGTCGCGCGCGCGAGCGATGCCGACAGCGGTGCCGCCGCGCCCGAACTCGTCGCGCCACGCAAGCGCTCGCCGTGCGTTCGCCGCCATCTCGTCGGTCGGCGTCCACGGGTTCTTCGCGCCGTTGTCGTCGTCCTCGACATCGACCGGCTGCGCGACGTCCGCGTCAGAGCCCTGGCCCGCGACCTCGCCCATGTTCAAGGGGAACAATGGCTTGTCGAGACCGTCGATGGGGTTCCAGCCGTCGTCCTCGCGCGCCTCGTTGCGCGTCATCCAGCCGCCGCGAATAGCGCGGTCGTAGTATTCGGCGCGGTCCTTGAGGGAGCCTCGCAGAAGCTCGCTTGTGTCCATCGTGAAGCGGTAGCCCGCGCTCCACTCCTCATTGGTGAGCAGCTGCGCGTTGAGCGCGCTGGTCATCGCCTTGATCTCGGGCTGGAGCGTGTATCTGACATGCGCCGCGAAGAACGCCTCGGCGGATGCGAACGTCGGCGAGTTGTTGCCCGCGTGCCCGAGCATGATTGAGAAAACGCCCATCAGCCGCGCGATCTCTTCGATCTGATGCTTGCGGGTCTCGAGATGCTGGGCATCGACGCCAGTCATCTGCGTCGGCGTGAACTTCAGCGCGCCCGAGGCCAACACCGGCTTGCCCGTGTTCGATGCCGATCCGTACATCGAGGCGATGGCCTCGCGCACTCGGTCGCGCTGTTCTTGCGACGGATTGCCGTCGAGGGTGAAAAGCCCGGTCGTGCGAACGCCGTTCTTGTGCAGAGCCGCCTGTGACCGCTCGCTCGCTTGCGCCAGCCCGAGCGCCTGGCGACCGAGCAGCACCGGATCGAGCCCCCGGGCGCTGTCCCACGACGGCGATCTGAGATGGAAAACCTCGGAGCGTGCGAGCGTCAGTGTCTTGCTGTTCTCGAAACTGATCGTGTATTCGAGTTCCAGATCCTGTCGGACGACGATCTGGACGTTGTCTGGCTTGATCGGGATCAACTCGCGGATCTGGCCGTTGACAACGTTCCGCCACGACACCGCACAGCCCGTCGAGGCCTTGTGCATCATGGTCGTTCGGACCCATTCGCTCGCGTCCTGCCACGCATTCGGAGAGCGCGCAAACAAGTCGAACAGCGGATGATCCGTCGCCGGTTCCATCCCGCCATCGGTCGGTCGCATCAAGACAATCGGCAGCTGCGCCAATCCATCAGCGATGACCATGACGGCGCGGTAGAACGCCGGGACCTGTAGCGCCGTTGAGACGGTGACCGGCTCTCCGGTCCACGATTGACTGTAGCCGAAGGCAGCATCGAGCCAGCCCTCGGTGAACTCGACCGCTTTTTTCTCGTCCCGGCCACGCAGCCGGTCGAGCCAACTCAGCACGGCATCGCCCACGCCGCCGCCGGTCCGGCGACGGTCGGATTAAGCGTCATCAGGTGCGCCGCGTTGAATGAGGCCATCAGTGGGTCGATCTTTCCGTATCCGCTCGCCGCTCGCTCAATCATCATCGCCGTCGATGTCGCGCGGACTTTCGCGTTGCCCGCGCACCATGCGAGGAGGCGGCTTCCAGAGTGTTTCAGCGAGCCATCGACGAGCTTGCGTTCGACGGTCTTCGCGGCGTTCATGAGCCGGATGCCCTGCGGCACACCGACCAGGAGCTTGGTCTCTTCCGACACGCCGATCTCGGCCAGCGCGTCCACCGCGCCGCCGATGCCAGCAGGGTCAGCGCCGACCATCGCCAGGCATCCGGCGTCGAGGACCAGGCCGACATGCGCCTTGATCCATTCAAGGTCGCCAGGAAGGCCATCGACCACCGTCAGATCGCCGTCGCGCGCGAAGTCTTGGTACAGCGCCGCGTTCGCCTTACGGCGGTCCAGTCCCTCGGGGCTGATCAACGCATGAGCCCAGAGTAGCCAGCGGCGCGTGTCTCGCTCGCGCGCGATGACGGCGAATCCGAACAGATCGTCCAGTCCGCCGCCGTCTATGCCGATCGTCGCCACCTCGGCGCGGTCGAGTAGCTCGTCCAGCGAGCGCGGCCCGCCGTTGCCTCGGATCCAGAACTGCGCCCCGGCCCATCCATCGGACCGCAGCGCGACGCCGATCTGAACGTTCAGATGCTGGCTGGCCCAGCGTCGTAGTTCGGCCTCGCTTGCCTCGCGCGCCGCCTCGTAGTCGGGAATCAGTCGCTCGACCGTGATCGACCGGCCGTTGTTCGGCGTGACGAGATGCCAGTTGCTCGGCTCTTGCCAGTCCACGCCTTCGGGAAACTCGTAGAGCACCGGAAGCAGCGGCGCGCTCAGCGTGCCGTCACGGACCTTGCGCGCCTTTGACAACTCGGCGGCGAATACACCAGCCGGCGGTCGCTCGGACTGGGTCGTGATCTGAATCAAGAAGCCCTCGGGCTGCGAGATCAGACCACCGCGAAGCTGGCCGATCACGCGATCCGCGTCCGGTGCCTCGGCGATGACGTGCGTCTCGTCCAGCAGGATGCCGGCGGGCTTCGTTCCGGTGATGACCTTCGGATCGAAGCTC